TACGATGCTGTCAAGCAGCATCTGGGCATCGAGAACTCAGAGTGGAGCATCTACACAGTTCATGATCTCTATGAGCGCCATCCCTTTAAGGCCGCTGAATGGGTAGTCTATGGAGACCACGATGATTCAAGCTCCGTGAGAGCAGCTATCAACGGTTCCACCTGGGCAGATCTTTGGTTAGCCGCAGATCAGTGCATTCGTCTCAGTGATGATCATCATCATGTCTATATTGAGAAGTTTGAGCAGGCTCCAAAAGATCTCGCTGGAGTGTTGTTTTTACGCACTGGTAGCTGACTGTTGTGTAAAGACAACAGCTACACAGTGATTGACTGAAGCACTGTTGAGTGCTACACTGTAGGCATAGGTTAACACAAAGGAGCATGGAGATGAGCAAAGATAACTTGAACTTGGTAGCACTGACTGTAGAAACTGGTCTCAGCATGGCTCGTAAGGCAGCACAGGACTACGTGGATCAACACGGTGAGTGGGACACCTGCGGCTTTGCTTGGACCACTGTCTACGAAAAGGGCAGTACCCGACTGGGACGTGCTCTACTGGCTGCAGGATTCAAACGTGCCTACGGTGGTGGACTGGAATACTGGAATCCCAGCGGCATGATGACACAGAGTCTTAATGTCAAAGAACAGGGTGCACAGGTCTTTGCAGAGTTTCTTAGAGAGCATCTTGGTGTAAGGGCCTACGCTGGCAGTCGTGTAGACTAGACAGAGGATCCTTTCCTAGGAAAGGATCCTAAATTGCAAGGTTCTGCTGTGATAGGAGTTGACATGGACTATTTGATCTGCGCTGAACAGTATGCAGAAGCTCATGGTGATGAGAACTATTTCAAATGGATCTATACCTGTAATCGTGAGAACTTTGATATCGAACACAGCGTGTGGTTAACACTGAAATATCTATATTCAGACCAAATCGCTGATCAACTACAGAGGATAAAGTATGAGCAAGATGAATGAACTGTCATGGGACATTGAGCAGCTCTATATTGAGGGAAAAAACGTAGGACAGATCGCTCGTGAATTGAACTGTCCCAAGAGCATGATTCTAGATTGGATCAAGGGTCAGGGACTTCAACCCTTTTACAAGTGGAACAAACGAGCACAGGAAAACTTAATTAGGGATCTCAATGATCCCAATTTCCAATAGACTGGTTCTTCTAAGAACAGAAATATTTTGTAGCTAAACTTGGTTGACAACACTGACCAAAGACGCTAAACTATTGATAATGCGAAATACTTCGCAGTTTTTCACAGACACAAACTTTCAAAGGAAATACTATGTCTACTTTTACTCATGCAGGTACCAGTCGTTTGAATGGTTCTGTTAAGGTTCGTTTCGCCAATGATGCACTGCGAGTCAAGGTTCTCGAGAAAAATGGCCACACTGAGGTTGATCTCATTGAGTTGCCACAGCCCATGCTCAAGAAAGATGCTGTTGCCTACTTGAAGGAAATTGAGTTCTGGAAAGCCAACAACGGCATCGTTAACAGTGCAGTGCAGAATGCCATTGAAGATGCACAGGATGGCCGTGCAGCCAAGGCAGCAAAAACTGCTAGGTCTAACAAGACCGAGACTGTTAAACCTATCATGGAAGGCATCAAGGTCAAGGTCGAGGCCAAGAAAGCCGCTGTTGAAAGCAGCCTAAGTAAGGCTGAAATCATCACACAGCTCAAGAACATGGAAGATGCTCCCTTTTAAATTCTCTGCTGCATAGATGCCCGAGGCATGCTGTGAAGCAGTAAGTCCTCACTTATTTTGAGAGAATGTTAACATGAGAATCATGCAGGAAGTCACAGAATGGCAGTGCTCTACTCCTAACCACATATATATATTTGATGACTGCCTGAGTCATGCCATTGCCTATGTTCCTGAAGGTTCTCGTACTGTGCAGAAGTTCAGTAAGCCCATGAGCATTGATCGTAGAGGTCGTAGATTTGTAGATCTCGAAGACCATGCTGTTGAACCGCCCAAGGCAAGTGTATGGCAAGTGCCCGGAAGCCGTGGTGCCGATCATACAGTGACCATGAGTCAAGGTTATTACTCCTGCACCTGTCCAGGGTTTACCTATAGAGGCCGCTGCAGGCACGTGACAGACATACAACAGGCACACGCGGTTGAACCGCGCTAGAAAAAAGAATTAACAGTGACTGACTATGAAATAGTAAAGGCACCGGACACTGATTCTTTGTCTCTTTTGGTAGAATACTTCATTGAACAAGGCTACTCCCTATCAGGAGGAATCACTATCGATCACAGTGACATGGGCAAGGTCTACATGCAGGTTGTATTTAAATTACCACAGATAACTTCCGAGCTTGGCACCGATGATTGGAAAAAACATTCATTTTAGATCTGTCATTCTTGATTTCAATAGAAATATTTTGTTACAATGGCAGAGACCGTCAATGTATCTACTGCTACAATGGGCAGGTGCGCTGTTCATCATAGCAGGACATATTCTAAATGCCTCGGGCACAGACGGCTATAACATAGCAGCATTTAGTATAGGAACATTGGCATTTCTAGCATGGTCCATACATGCTGGGAATCAGCCACAGACTCTGTTGAACACGGTGTCAATGATCATACATGGTCTGGGACTATGGCGAGCTTTTGTGGCTTAGAAATAGTGCGCAGATCTGCTGGATCAGCTGTTGTAAAAGCACAACAGGCTTGACACAGTGCCTGTTGACGCTACACTAAGAACATGAACACCAAGGAGCAGACAATGCCAAGTTGGATCAAAGATGGTCAACGGATCAAGGCTCGTTACATGGATGTGCCAGTCACTGGTGTTGTAGAGAGCAGCAGAGTAAGGTACGGCGGTCTAGTGCAATACACTGTGATTCTAGAAGAGCCAATTCAATTGCCTTGGCGCGCAGAGCCCACAGATCGTGTGCTGATTGACTGCAATGAAATCTCAGCATAATAACACCATTGAAACATAGGAGCTGACATGATTTTTCCCACAGACATGACTGAAGATGATATCATGGAATTTCAGTACGAGTATGATAGGATCCGCGATATTGAACAAGGTATTGGTCTTTGGGAGATCAACTCAGAACTGCAGATCATTGCAGACCAAATGCGCCAAGAAACATTGGAACTACTGCACTTCTAAGTACAGTAAGCCAGTTTAACCTGCGCCGGCTGGTGTCAGCACAGTAGGATTCTTTCTAACTTAACCGGAGATCACTGTGATTGAAATTCATAACCTCAGCGCTCGTCAACATCTGTTCGCAGATATTCTTTGGGCCTGTCAAGGACATGATCAAGTTGATACCTTTATCCAAAGCCTGCCCAAGAAGTTTCAAGGTGAAGCCTGGGCTGTGTTTAACATGATGGTTGCCGCGGTGTTTGATAATGATAACAGCACTGAACTGGCAGTGAAAGCGCTTGCTCGTCTGCGCAAGTGACGATATAATTAATTTTTTAACGTCGCATGGGAACTTATATGTCTAAGACTGAAAAATCCACTTCACTGCTGGAGTTTGATACCGACGCTATCAAGCGTCGTCAGCGTGAAGTAGCACGTGAGTCGGACCAAGAAATCCTGGCTAGACTGGCAGAACGTTTTGAAATTCTCACTGACATGACCAAGGCAGTCAAGCAGGGCAATATACGTGCCATGATTGTCAGCGGTCCCCCAGGTGTGGGCAAGAGCTATGGTGTTGAGTCAGTGCTGGAAAAAGCTGATCTCTTTAACAGGCTGGCTGATCGCAAGCCCAAGTATGAGGTTGTCAAGGGTGCCATGTCAGCTATTGGACTCTACGCCAAGCTCTATGAGTTTTCCCAAAAAGGCAACGTTGTGGTCTTTGACGACTGCGATTCAGTGCTGCTTGATGATCTCAGCTTGAACATTCTCAAAGGAGCACTGGACAGCTCTGATCGTCGCTTTATTTCTTGGAACACTGACAGCCGAATTCTACGCTCAGAGGGAGTGCCTAATCGTTTCGAGTTCAAGGGTTCAGCGATCTTTATTACCAACATCAAGTTTGAGCATGTGAAGTCAAAGAAACTGCGAGATCATTTGGATGCATTGGAAAGTCGTTGTCACTATGTTGATCTGCAGATGGATACCAATCGTGAGAAAATTCTGCGCATCAAACAGGTAGTCAACGAAGGCAGCATGTTGAAACACTATGACTTTGAGCAGTTCCAAAAGGACGAAGTTGTAGAGTTCATTACTGCTAACCAAGACCGCCTGCGCGAGCTCAGTCTGCGCATGGTTCTTAAAATTGCGGATCTGCGCAAGGGCATGCCTGCTAACTGGCGGGCAGTGGCTCGCACTACCTGTATGCGCAGATCTTGATGCTGACAAAGTTAGCTCTGTATACCACTCTGGGCGTGCTAATGGACGCCCTGAGTCTAGATGTTGAGAATGTGTATTTTTGGTCTGTGCTGGGTCTGTTCCTAGCCTGTGATAGACTCAGTAGAATAGAAGGTGAACAGATTGGTCTATTAGAAGGCGTGCGCACTTATATCAATATGACAGCAGAACAGCAGGAGAACATTAGGCGCATGTTTTTTAATGATAAACAGAAATAACAGCATCGGGGGCTCTGGGGGGCTCTGGGGCATACATTATAACGTTATAAACTTTAGCACTAACAAGCTTGTTTTTTTCAAATCCCATTTCTTGGTTAGATAGAATCACCAGGGGCCGAGATCTCCATGGCCTTGAAAAATTGCGCAGCAGATTTTTTTACCTTGTATATAGACCGGTGCTGTCGTAGAGAACTTGTTAAACCTTAGGTCAGCGGTCCCTCCACATGAACTATGAGCTGTGCGCAGCAGAATTGATTCTCTGCCATTCACTGCCTGTGATATCTATACTGGGTACCCTGTAGATTATTCTGTTTGACTGCCTTGCTGGAATATCGCAGATTTCAGCAGTTTCTTTAGATTCACTGGAACATAGGGTCTATTATCTACACCATAATTGTTTTTTTACCAGTAGATCAATGTTTTCATTACAGTGTCTACACCATGTTTCATACCAAGCGCTCACAGTCTTGTAATTCATTACAGTGCAGACTCCATCTCAGTTCAGTGTTTGATAGGTCTTAAAAAAATTTTCTACCGCTTTTCCGCTGCGCGGATCTAACATCTAACCCCGCCCTACAGCTCACCATAAAAACTCTTTGAATATAAGACCTTATCTGCCCTATCACTCACAATGTTAGTTTATACCAGTGCAGTATAAATATATGATCCAATAGAGGTAAGGCTGCATAGCAGGCTGTATGAGTGAGAGACTCATAGTCTAGGCAGAGGACACAGATGCTCTATGGAGTCTGTCAAAGATTAAAATGTATACTGCGCAAAATGTAAGGTTGAAAACTATTGCAGAACGTGCTGGAGTAGAATATTCAGAAAGCATTGAATTGTTTGCTGAGATGATAGCAGCAGAGTGTGCTGAAATAGCAGAAACAACTTGGGAAGTCAAATTGCCTGCGGCTCCTGTGATACGCAGACATTTTAATCTAGTTGAACCTAGACAATAGTTATTGTTGTATGAAGGAAGTTGAAAAACGGGCAAGACAGGGGTTCAAATCCCCTCTGGTCCACCAAAAAGGTATCTTATGATTGAAATACTGGGATTTTTTGGAACATTTATTGTTATCATAGTATTGGTTTCTGTTATTGTAGGTTAACTCAATCCTTGAGATATCTTTTTTATGGGCCAGCACTGGGATCGATTGACGTATAATAAATGACTGGACAACACGATAGGCGAAGAACGTAATTCTAGCAAAACAAATAGACGCAAATGACGACTATTTTTATCAGGAAGTCAAGCTAGCTGCTTGAATCTGACGGGGTAGTTATACCTAGCAACAGAAAATAGCTGCACATGGGACCTTGTCCCATGTGCCTATTACTTCAACCAGCATGAATTGCATTTGGCCTAGAAAATCTCTTACTATAGTTTTCTCTAGCAGAAAATTTCAAACATCCCGGCTTGAGTACAAATCAAACTGTGTAATTACCAATCTGTATTAGATGGAAATATTCAGCTGGCTCTGTCGTTTCTGCAACAGGCTCACATCTAGTATAGGTTTTTTATTTAATGCTTAACTTTTGATTCTGCTGTGCAATTATGGTTTTTCGCAATTGATCTACAATTCCGCTATTTCTTAGACTTTTAAAGGTTAGATTGGCAATGCCGTATTCACCTTGTATTCTAAGTCCTTTTTTCCTAAATTCTTTAAGTCTATCTAATACCTGTTCTAATGACTCTAGATCTTTGCTAGCAATGGCATTGGTAATTATCTTATACCATTTCATAGCTAATTTGTTTATAGCTGCGTGATCAATGTCTTGGTTTGGTTCTGTACTTGGTCTCAGCCATTTATCTTTGATAATACTGTATGCACCGCCTACGGTAAATTGTCTGCTGTCTTCTACATATAGCTCTACTGGGATACCTTTGATCTTGATGTTATATTGTTCTTTGTATAATAAACGTTTAGTATCGAATAATTCACTTAATTCCTTGTCACAGTTAATTCTATCATAGTCAGTTATTATGTGCAGATCTAGATCGCTGTATTTTGTATAATATTTGTTGGTTTGTCCTCCGGTTATGATAACATCAATCACAGGAAAATCTATGTCAACATATTTTCTAAAGTGCTTGGCAACAGCAATTAATTTTTCCTTAACTTCAGCTGTAAGTTGATTGTCTTTCCAAAGACTGGGATTAAGCTCACTATGAGTTTCAATGCCAAACGGTAGGAATTCAATAATTTTCATATAAAATATTTATTATAGTAAATATGATTATGGAAGACATCGACAACTATATAGGGTATTTACTGGCAGCACATCCTAAAAGACAAGATCCAGTTTTGAGACGAGGTGTAATTTTAGTAATTGATAATGATCATTCTGGAGCTATAGGTTTACAAATTAACAAACCTATGGAAAATCAAACATCTCTAGGTAGAATAATGATGAGTCTAGGAATTTCCTATGACAAAGATAATCATGTATATTTTGGCGGTCCTGAAAATACAAATAGGATTATTGTGTTGCATAGTTTGGATTGGAAAAGTACAGGTACAACATGTCTAGGTAGTAATTTTGGAATAAGTAACGATATCAGTGTTCTTGCTGCTATTGCAAGTGATAATGGTCCTCAACATTTTAGGGCCATAGCAGGTGTATATAGATGGCTGCCAGGACATTTTGAAAGTGAATTAGATGGAACACCTCCCTTCAATGAAATTGGCAGAAGATGGAGTCATGTTCCTGCAAGTTTAGATTTAATTTTCGGTCATGATGGTTTAACTCAATGGCATAACCTAATAGAAGAACATGCCAAAACTCTAATAAGTTCTTGGTTTTAGTCTTTTTCTGAATTTAAGTTAGCCAATATATTTCTTATATCAGTATTGGGTTTGCTTTTTAATTTTGGTGCAGCTATTCCCTGTGTAAGAGCGATATTTTCAGTTTGACTGGTTCTCTTTAATCCTTGATAAAATTGACCAGTCTGTTGACTGGTGCTTTCATTATAATCTTCCCCTAGGTCGTTAATACGCAGTGTGTCTATGTTATAGGCAAGATCTACTTTTTGACCTACTCCTGAACTAGATCGTGTTTTCATAAACTGAATTTGATATCTACCACGTTCTTTCATAGCACGACTAGTAAAAATACCAATGACATTGTCAGCGGTTTGAATTTTACTTAGCCCACCCGAAATATGACTATGATCAAACTCAATCTCTTCTACTGCTGCTCTATTTAATTGACTGGCAGTCACTGTGATACAATTTGTTTCCATAGCTAAATTTCTTATTTCTTCAGATACATATTTGTCTTTAACAAACAAATCACTGGGCGACACCTTAACACTTAAAGGCATCATTAAATCAAGATAATCTATTAACAAAACGTCTGGTTTATAACCTTTTTTGACCTGATATTCTTTCAAATATGCTCTAATATCATTACAATTTTTACCAGATGGCATATATTTAATCTGTATGCTGCCTGCACGTTTTCCTGCCATTTTAACCTTTAGTTCAACATCGTCTATGTTTTTAAATATCTCTCTTGTGGCAATACCTGTTACCATACTGTCAAGTCTCATGCTTACAAGATTTTCTGCAAGTTCAAAAGTGAGATAAACCACATTCAATTCTACCATGGCCCAATTCACTCCTAGATTGGCAAGAAATAGGCTCTTACCTCCTCCTGATGCTGCGGCAAAAATATTGAGCTCTCCTCTGTTAAATCCGCCATATAGTTTTTTATCTACTGAAGGCCACCCTGTTGAAATTTGGCCATTTGAGTTTTTCAATTTTTCTAATCTACCTCGTGGATCTTCAAAGTAGTCTGTGCCCATATCTTTGTTTAAACTTATCTGCATTGCGTCTTTTATCAGTTTCTCCACAGGTCCATAATCTCCTTTTTCTAGAAGATCTGCAGAAGATAGTATAGCCTGTTCTAAGGCCCTGTGTCTTGAAAATTTCTCAAATTCATCTAATAGCCATTCATAGTTTTCTAGCGGAAGTACTACTCTATTGAGATTTACGCCGCAGTTTGCATTGACAATATCAACGTCTGGCATGATTTTGTATTGATCTACATACTGCGAAATAAATTTAGCACAAGGTTTAAGTTTTCTATCAAAATATTCAAAATTAAAAATACTTTGACATCTAATAAAAACTTCTGCATCGCTCAAAAACATTTCTAAATAAATTTTTTGAATATCAAAAGTATATCTATTCATTATATTAGGTTATCTTGTTGTTGACTAAGACTAGTAGGTCTATCAAGGCAAATATCTTTTATTTCTTTTAAGTTGCGTAGTTCTTTAGTCTTGGTTTCTGCATATAAATCAGCACCTGCTCCTAACTTAAATCCGCTGTTTTTCATGTATTATAAATGTTTTCATTGATTCTATAGAATGTCTGCTCAAGTAGATCAAGCATGCCTTGTAAGACTACATCCAAAAACAAAAGACCGCCGATAGTTTGTCAGGTCTAGATTAGAATAATTCATTTTGTAATCTTTTTTTTATCAGTTCTATTTTTAGAGGGCTAGTTTCTTTATAATATAAGATTGAATATAATGTATAAGCTCTACCATAAGATTTTACTGCATCTGCAACATCTTTGACGTGTTTTTCCCAAAATGGTACACTCACTGACCAATGTTCATTAAGAGCAGTTTCAAAAAATTGATTTCCTGCTCTGTCTCTATCAGGAACTATTATAATTTCTTTGTTTAGATTCTTCAATCTAGTAATTTGAGTTTGATTAATATTATTTGTCATTACTGCAACACCATCTATGGCAATGGCATCAAATTGTCCTTCTACAACAAGACAAAATTTTTTATCAGTTGTCTGTGCATCAAGATTGAACACGTACCCTTGTTGACTTTCTGTAAGATATTTTGGGGTACCATCTTGTATTTTTCTTCCTGTGTACCCTACTATTTTTCCATTATGATAAAAAGGTATCAATAATCTATCTTTGTATCTAGAACAAGGACTCCAGTGCCAATTGTACCAGTCAATAGACATGCCTCGTATTTTTAAATATTCAAAAACTTTTTCTAACTGTTGTTTTTGATCATCTAATAATTCTTGTTTTGTCCATTCTCTAAGACTTTTAGACCCTTCTGGTAAGTTTTTCTCTTTTAATTCTAAGTTATGTATTTTAGTAACTACGGAATCATTATCTTTGTATTGTAAAGTGACTAGCTGTAATTTTTGAATTTCTTTGGTATTTAGGCCTAGAAATCCAAATAATTTTCTTGTATTTAAACTTAAAGTTTTTCCAGGTGTCCATCCAGCCTTAAAATTACAATTAAAACAGTGATATTGCCAGCTTCCTTCACCATTTATCAAAACACCGCCTCTGTTTCTCTGATCCCTATTTTGACCTCTATTGTGACAACATACTGCATTAAAGGATATCCAACCACTAGGAGTAAATTTTCTTTGAAGAGGTAAGAGATCTATCAATGTGTTTTGAATAAAATTCATCTTTATAGATTAGCTTCTATAGAGAAATTTGTCAAATGACCCATAATAGTTAGGATCGTCATTATCTAAACTCGTAGGAGCCTTGGCAGGTATATGAAATACTCTAAGATAGCTATATACACCATTAAAATTAAAATAACTTATACCGGTAAATTGATTAAAGGATCTTGTATCAATATCATCATAAACATCATCGGTTGATGGTGAATTTTCTAAAGTACCCTTAATAATTACTGTTCCTCTATATTGTGTCAAATAACAGGCTATGGTATGCAAAGCTTGATTACCGTTGAATTCTGGCTCTGCATAAATATTGCCACTCTTATGTTCATATTGATTAGTATCTGCATTAAAAATTTTGGTAAATGATGTAATATTAGTGCTTAATTTGAGAACTGGATTAATATCTTCTTTAAGTTCTATAACTCCATTAACTCCATAATAGGTATCTGCATATACTGGTGTATATGATCCGTCTGTATCTAACAATCTTATGGCATAATTATAGCTTGATTTTGGTAAATCTAACACATCGCTTTCATTTAGAGTAATTAGTGCCATACCTTTAGTAGATGTTGTAGCATCATCTAAAATTTCCAAAGGTTTCTCTATCATTAGTCTGCTATTTAAAGCATCAAACATGGAAAAAACATAAGTTTGCGTAGAATAAATCCTTATACGTTTTTGATCGCTATTTTTAAATTGAACTCGTATTTGATTTTTAACACCTTTTTGTATAGTTAAATTTCTTTGATACATAATCCTATTTGCTCCAAAAGTTTTAGGATCCAAATCTAAGATGACGTTTACATTATTATGATATAAATAGATCGGTAAATTCTGCATATTATTATTTATTGATAGGCAATGAAACAACAAATAACTGACAATTTTCCATTTTTAAGTTGTGTAAAATCTAACGACAAAGAGTATGTAGGTATTATTATTAATTGCGATCAACATGTTCTGAGTATGTATGATTTATCTATGATCACTGACCAAAATTTAAAAAGTTTATTTTTAGAATTAGGCGAAATTTGGTGGTGGGAAAGCAATAGAAAAATACCAATTCAAATATTTCTAAAGAAAGAGTTCTTTGTATTTAGATCATATATTAAAACTTTTAATTACAAAGATATTGAAATCTTATTCGGTCCAGTTGTAAATTTAAGTGAGATAGCTGAAAAAAGAGTAAAAAGAAAAACAATTCAATTAGTTAGATCAATTAAGAATAGTCAGAGCTGATAGCTTCGCAAATAAGATTCATCTGTACTACAACAGCAACAGCATAGGCTGTAGCATGTGACTTTTTAAAGTAATACTCGTCTCCTTCAGGTTTCGTCCAAACTTCGTTTATCACCGTAGTCCAGTCTTTGCCAATCAGATAACGTTTCGCGGGGCGAATCATTGCCAAAACTGCCGCAAGTTGGGGTATCGTCTTTGGTTTCACGCTTCTTAAGATCGAACCATATCCGTTGACGTGAAAAAGCAAGTTGACGAAATCGTCCTGTTCCAGTAAATCCCATAACGGCTCCTTGTTTAATAATTTGTTAAGATGTTCTTCACTGCGAATATCTTTATATATGCCTACATTTAAAAAATCTAATTTAAAGTAGCCTCGTTCTTCTGCATCTTTATAATTTATGCTTGCCAATCCAGTTAACGGATTAATAGGAATTGAGTGACAATATACGCCTGTATTATGTTTTTTACCATCTTGCAACGAAGCGGGAATATGTTTGATTTGATCTAAAATTACTGATCTATCTGCGAAATCAATATCTATATCAGGCACGGTCTTTTCAGTTTTTTAGTATTATACTTGAACTATTAACTTTGTCAAATCCATCTATTCCAAAAATAAATTTGACATCGTCTCATTTCATTTCAGGAGTGTGATGTTGATTACGATCATCACCGTTGACAAATACAATTTTTTTCCGTTGAGGATGCATCTGTTTTACCCGGTAGATTGCATCGTTAGCAGTTCTATCACTATCGTCAAATGATATTACCTCGTCGACCATTTTTAAATTCTGTATTATTAGAGATCGTTCCCAAAGCTGTATAAAAGGTGCAACTTTCTTTTTTTGAGCCATTCATCAGAATTTACTCTACGATAAGTTTATCACCTAATTTTTTGCATGTGTAAGGTAATGAATATGGCCACTATGAATTGGATTACATCTGCCAGTGGCAATTACTAAGTTCATTTCATTCATAAATTTCACTTAAGGTTGGAGCATAATTTCCTCTATGTTTTACACTTTCACCTGCTGCTTTCGTGGCAAGATCTATAGCTGCATCCATATCTCCGTTTGATTCTAGGTAGCCATAGACTAAAAATGCTAGGAAGGTATCGCCTGCCCCACAAACATCGCTGACTTCGACCTTTTTGGCAGGATAGTGGCGAGATTTATACATAACGCCATTTGCACCATTTGTAACAATAAGTCCATTTTCATCTTTAGGTGTACTAATTAATTTATTATATTCTAAAAAATTTACTTTTATAATTGCACCGTCAAATTTTCTAAGATCAGTTTTTTTTGTATCAATAAAAATAGGTTTTTTACATGCTTGCAATATGCCTTCTATGTGAGCATACTGTAAAAATCCTTTATTATAATCAGATATTACCACAGCATTGAAATCATTGTAAGAATGATAAAAGGGTAATTGGCCATTCCATGAATCTATTTTGGGTTCATTATCTGCTCGTAAAAGGTGCTGGCCGGTTTTTTTATCAATAAATCTAATTTTTTTAATAGTTGTATTATTTGTTATAAATTGGACATCTTGTTCTAAATTCTGAAAATTCTTCTTTACATTGGCAGCCATACCAGGTGTATTAAATGTTTCCTTAATATTAAGAATAGGTACTGGGGCCTCTGGACTGATTCTTTCGCAGAATCCTATAAAATATTCATCTATACAACTATCCCCTATTAATAATATCTTGAATTTTTTTGGTACTAGAGTATTTTTCGATTCTTTCATAAAATATAATTTCTTTACAATATTGACTACCTATTATATGTGAATTTTTATAGTCACTGCCCTTAATCATAATATCAGGTTGAAAATTTTTGATATAATTTTCTAATTCTAAATCAGAGTCAAAAATATCTATTCTATCTACGTATTTTAATGAAAATAAAAGGCTAGATCTTTCATATTCATTATTGATTGGACGTTTTTTACCTTTTAATTCTTTCACTCTTCTATCACTATCTATGAGAACATAAACAAAGCTATCCTTAAATGATTTGGCATAGGATAAAAGATTTAAATGTCCGATATGTATTAGATCGAAGGTTCCATTTACAACAATCTTCATATATCTATTTCTTTCTTAATTTTTGTTAAATCTGCACACGTATAATATTGATATTGACTTTGCAAATTTGTAGGCATAGGAAAATATTCAATTTTTGCATTATATTTTTCCGCAATGTTTTCTGCAATCTGTTGAAAACTGATTACTTTACCAGAACCTACATTCCATATTCCACTTTTTTGCACTTCAAAAAATTTCTTATGTACATCTATAACCTTGTCCACATGAATAAAATCTCTCCAACATTGATGGCTATTTTTAAAAATCCGTATTATGCCATGTTCTTTAGCTTGTTTTTCAAATTTTGAATATGGACTTGATTGATCTCCTTTATGATCTTCATGTTTTCCGTAAACATTAAAATATCTAAATCCTTGTACAATAATATTATCTAATTTTAATGATTGAACATTTCTGTCAAACAAGTATTTGCTCCATGCGTAGGGACTTTGGGGACTACAAGGAGCTTCTTCATTAAAATTATCTGTAAGTCCATAAACACTTGCACTACTTGCATATTGTAGATTCACGTTGTTAGCCTGACAGGTAACCAATAAAATACAACTAAAATCAAAATTATATTTCATAATTTTTTCAACATTAGTTTCAGTTGTATCTGAAATGGCACCAAGATGAATTACCCAATCTAAGCCTATAAAACTTGGTATAGGATTTCCATATTCATATAGAATCAATTCATGGTCATTTTGTAGAGCATTAACCATGTTCTGACCTATAAAACCTTTGTAACCTGTAATTAAAATTTTCATAATTATTTTATTTGATTATCGCCTTTTTGTACTCTATAATTGTCTTCTACACTATCTGGAGTACTTACTTCAATTATGGTTCCTTCTTGTAAACAAAAAAGTTGATGCGGTAAAAGCGGAGGATTATGCCATGTGTCGCCTGGAAGTAATTCTTTTTCTAATATGTCTGCATTTATAGTATCAATATATTTCACAATAAATTTTCCATTTAAAACGTACCAGGTCTCGTCTTTTTCTGCATGAAAATGCATGCTGAATTTTGAACCTGTTTTGAACATCATCAGCTTTCCACAATATTTGTCATTAGAGCACCAAATTATTTCATGTCCCCAACCTTTGTGAACGTGCCCGTTTAATCTCATATTATTTTAACCTCATCTAATATTTCTTTTACCAGTACAACATCTGCTATCTGCTGATTAAATTTTTGCATCCAGAATTTTATATCAAAAGCGGGAGTTATCATGTCTAATTGTTCGTCACTCATTTTACTGATCATTGCTTTACCAGTTTGTGAATTGAGAATTACCCAACAACTTATTTTTCCATCTAGTATATCATGAACTGCTTTATTTAGGCTTACATAATTAAAATAATGTTCAAATTGAGCATTGTGTTCATCTCCCCATTCCATCATTGTGGCTAACGATCTTTGAACAGCACTTTCTACTGGTTCAATCTTTAACATGTCATATAGATATGTATAATACAACTCATCTTTACACCAATGATCCAATTTTACTCCACTTTTAATTACATAGTCTATAAATTTGTCAGGATATAAAGGATTAGTATTGTTAATAAAACTACCAAATTTTACAAAGGCATTATAGTAGGTACTATTACAAAAATCTTCGTATGTTTTTGGTTTTTTAGATCCTTGTGTTATAGAAAAAAATCTATTAAACGCCATAAAACCTGCTTGAACACGTTTTTCGTGTTCTTGCATAGCTCTTCTTTTACGTTCACAGACATGCACAAGACAAGTTTTTTCTTTCATGAAACTTTTACCGCAATGAATGCATTTATAAGGCTGATTTATCAAATTAATCATTATTGATATTCTTTTCTTTGCGCATTATCTAATCCTAAAGCATCAAATAGTTCGTCTATATCTTTTTGATTATATTGAGTAGCCAGCACCTGAATATCATCTAGTTTCATATTAGGATGAAGTTCTGCTAACAATTTTTCAAATTTATTTCTTTTTGTTTTTTTTCCTAGAGGGAGATATGGATGATATTGTACACTACCTATACCTATGGATGCAAATAGTTTCCATATTAAACTTCTATGATTTTTACTTAAAGTCCAATGATTTTTATTAATTAACTCATTTGTTCGTTCTATGTACCATTCTTGTAGAAAATCATCGCCTGATACATTTGATACATATCTCATAAGAATATATGGACTAAATTCTTTTTTTTCTTCGTCAGAAAGGGTATCATAAAAATTATAATTTCTAGTATCAACTGCTTTTAAAATTCTTTTTAAATCAAGATTTTTAGTCATTTTTTATACATAGATCATTATTATGTTTGTCTGTTGCTGTTTCAAGGTTGTGAAATAATTTACATACTTGATTAATAAGCTTATTAAAATTCTTCTAGGATTGATTTATATCACATACTTATGATTGTAACAATTTTCTGCATGATGTTTAATAACGTGTATGGTTTCTTAACTAGAGTATTAAATGCCTTAGATATTTAGACCTGTTTATGTACTGCATTTTTGTTCTGCTGTCTTTTTTGGAATTTTTAATTTTATCTTTTTATAACTCATTTTTCAATTAATCTATATAAAACAATTATCTGCTCGCATGCTTTTTTTAAAGTTGGATTTGAATTTGCAATTTCAAAAATATGCATCCATTCTCTTTTTAATTTTTGTGTTTTAGCATAATCATCTTCATATAGTAGTTCTCGTTCATTAGAATTAATATTTCTTTGATAAACAGTATGGCCGCCATCGGGACTTTCAAATATTTTTGTCATTACCACGCCTGAATATAATTTATGATTTCACTTTGTCTACTTACTTCTTTTACAAAATAAGCACATAAAGGTTGAGAGCCATGTTCTAACGGGGTGCACAATAGTTGTCCTGGACGCATTTTTGGAAAATACCATTTGACATCTTGATAAACATCGATGATGTCTATATCTAAAAATTCTGGTTTAAAACTGCTCAATGGATTAAAACAAAATGTTTTGAATCCGCGATCATTTAAACTGGTCAAAGGTAACACTTCCATTTCTGGACCTTCTGCGTCCCCTACAACTGTGCACCAATCAAGCGGCATAGTTAAGTTATAGTTACCTATTCTCAGTACAACTGCTGGACCTGTAAAGCTTTCTAAAAAAATTAATGGTATAAAAAAATAGTCTGGATTTTGATTGTCGCTATTATCTAACACAGCAAATCGTAAATCATTTTCAATTTCTTCTGGCAATTCATTGAGATAATATGTTTTATTTTCTAGAGTAAGTATCTGCATTATAGGTATTTGGCCTTTTCAATTGTGAAAGGATATTGAGCTTCTTTGTAAAATTTTTTCCTTTCTGTTAGGTGTTTTTTAGCATATTTGGTACTGGCTGTTAGATCCCAGATTTGTACAAAGTCTTTGTCCTGAGCTTTTCTAATGCCTCGTCCAATACTTTGTATAACTCTTGTAAAGCTTTTTCCGGGTTCCAAAAGAACCAGATTAAAAATCCTAGGAATATTAATACCCACAGCGGCCACACCATAAGTCGCCACAATAATCTTGTTATCAGTAATTGCCACTTCATTGTATTCTTCTTTTCTGTCCTTGGTCTTAACTTTTCCTGATATGAATACACTTTCTTTTAACCTATCTTGTAAAAAATTTCCACTTTCAATTCGATCAACTAAGATTAATGTATTACCCGATTCTGAAATACCTTTAATTAAGGTACTAACATAAGTCATTCTTAATTCATCAGTTAACAAATATTTTAATTCTTCTGCATAACTTCTAAATGCTTTATATTCTTCTGTCTGAATAATCTGTACATGACACTTACTCAAGATATCTTTTTCTTGCAATTCATAAGCCGATACTTTATGAACTACATCCCCTATGCTACATCGTATATTTTCAAAGTCGATTTCTTCTTTTGGTATAGTTCCTGTTAGACCCCAACGAATACAAGCATTAGATAAATTATGTGTCAGTAGTTTTTTAAGAACGTTTGCTTTGGCCATATGACATTCATCGACTATGACACATTGAACTCCGTCTAAAAACTCAGCAAGTGTCAAAGATTCTTCATTATCATAGGATTTTTTCTCTAAAATATTGAGACTTTGCCAAGTTGCTATGGTATGTATGCGACCTAATTCTTTACGATCTCCAAAGTATACTCCAATATCTAATTGGCAGTTAACAAAATCTTCTTCAGTTTGTTCTACGAGACTTTTATTAGGAACAATAATTATAGTTCGACCGTATTTTTCACAGATTTTGGCCAAAGTTGCAGTAGTTATGGTTTTTCCAAAACCTGTTGCAATTTCCTGTATGCTTTGCGGATTTTGTAAAAACTTATTGATTACTTCTACTTGGTCTTCACGTAAGCGAATAGGTTGTCCTTCAAATCTGTGTCCTTTAGGCCATGTTTTTTCGCCCCAGAAATCACAATTTATTTCTGAAAATTTAAGGTCTATAGGAGATCTAAGATCTTCAATTTCAACGTAGTAATTTCGTTCTTCTAGGTATTTAAGAACCCGAGGAAGAATAGAGACATAGGTAGTTCCACCAAGACCAAAAAAACTCACACTTCCATCCCATCTACCTAGTTTGTAGGCCGGTCTAAATCGTGCTGTAGGGTCCTCTAATCTGAATTTTTTTACTAAATTTTTGCGAGTTTCTAAATCTAGATTTAGAAACTTACAATTTACTTCATCTATAATTCTAAGTTGTGTGATTTTAGACATCTAATGGCCAATCTAAATTTTTTTCTGTAAAAAGTTTAGTATTTTTCTTTGTAATTTCTATAATATTTTGAAAATTCTTCAAAAAATCTTTGGTCGTATAGTGAGCATGATACTTATTATATATTATAGCAGTTTTAAATCTATCAGCACTAGGAAAAAATGTCTTAGGAATTTTTTGACTTATTAACACTGCTTTAGTATCCTCGGATAGTGGGGAGTTCAAACCATTTTCTCTTACAAAAATGTTAAAATCGCTGTTTGTGTTATTGGGAAGCCTAAATAATACACTAACATCTGTGTTTGCAACTCCAGTATTTTTCAATATTTCTAAAGTATAAATGGTCATTGATAATTCGCTACCTGCTGGAATAAAAAACACACAAGGAAGAAGATTTTTGATAAGATTTTCAAGATTTTTTTGATCGATCTCGTCTAAATTCACTGGAAATTCGTTTTTTTCTGTATGTCTTAAAAAATGTAAGATTAAAGTATCCACCGATTGGTCTATAAGGTCTTTCTCTACGGAATTAGACCATGATAAAATTCCATATTGCCTAGCTGTAAACAAACTTTTTATCAAATTTTTTTCAAAAATTTTAGGAATTCTCATATGTACGTTGCGTAACTGATAGATTTCATCAATTTTATCTAACAAAGGAATATATTTTTCTACGTTATTATAAACTTCGTTTAACTGATCAAAATAATTTTGAAATTCTGGATCATATTCAAAATTATATTTCTTATATAGCACGTGACAAATTTTCAACGCCCAAGTATCTAGGCTAAAATACCAAGCTTTGTCAGTTGTGTTCCACACACAGTTATAAACTTCGTTTCGTTTTGATTTTATATAATTTATAATTTCTTCATTGTAAGGAAATTGAAGTTTTATACGTTCATGTATGGTCTTGTCAGCTATATAGCTAATTTTATGCTGACTAGATACTGTTTTCAATGGCAAATTATAAACAGGATTTTCTAAAAATTTAAAAACATCACAATGGTAAATTTGATTAAGAATGCTAATATATTTTTTTAAAATTTTAAGGCATAGAAATGCCTGTTTCTCTGTCAAACTATGTTGATTATGGTAAATTTGTTCACTTATGTTTTTTATAAAAATAAAATCATATGATTTTAATACTTTTGATGATCTAGTAGCCATTGCAATAATCATATTTTCTACTGAAATTTGATTAAAGGATGATGTCTTCAAGACCTGCAGTCCTTAATTTTATTATATTACTTAATTGCCATTGTTTAATATCTAAACCTTTGATAATTCCTAACCACTGGTTACGTAATAGAGCTAATTCGTTAATAATTTTTTCCATATCAACAACGTCATCCTCGCCATCTACATATTTTTCTACATCTCTAGAACTTAGGACACGTTGATAATTTTCTAGATATTTTTTGAAGACAAGACTGCGAGTTCTCCTAAGTTCAATATTAAGATACTCTAGTATTGCTTCAATTTCTTGAAGTTGATTGAATCTGTGTTCAACGATACCAGGGAGAGCCGCAGATTCCTTTTCAATATTACCGTGTATCTTAGATTCTTGTTTGGCTAAGCTAAGTTCTTTATAGAAATAGTCAATACAGTCAGGTAAGAACTGTAGATTCTTGCTGACTTTTGAGTACCATTTCATCAATAGTCCTCATCGTCTCCATAATCATAACCATCCTCATCGTATTCATCCTCATCGTCTTGGTTTGCTTCTCCTAAAATCAACTCAATAGCATTGTCTAAATGAGGATCAAATCCCATAATACTTTCTAAGGTTTTTGTATCTACATCTCTACCAGTGAGAAAATCTACGAATTGATTGGCCGCAGTTTCTCTGTTTTTTTCGGGAATATAATCCTTAAAAGTATCCCAAACTTCAATGATTAGTGCTTCTTCCATTATGTTTCCTCAGTAGTTTCGTTAGATATAATAGGTGTAACCTTTGCAGTGTTATCCCACTCTGCCATAATTCTTAATAATTTATCTTCTGTCCAGTTTTTGCGAAATTCTCCTAAAATTTCACCTGTTTGTTTACTGACATATTGTAACTTATTTCCTACTTTAGTCAACACCCCTAGCTTTTCAAACATGTCCACCAATCCTGAAGTTGGCGCCATACCTGTTGAATAAGGAATTTTAACTTGAACTGATTCAAATGGTTTAGAATAGCGAGTTTTCATAATCTTACAGGCTGAGCGAATGCCTAAAACATCACTGACCTTATTGCCATCTTCATCTTCTTTGAGTTTGAGTTTTTTCATAGCCACTACAATACTTGACGCATAGATAAAACCTTGCCCACCTGAAATTTTGTCGTCAGGATCAAACATGTCCTGACTGGCATAGGTATGATTTGTAGCAACCAAGCCTACATTATAGGAACCAAAAATATTAACACAGTTACGAACCAAAGCAGTCAAGGCCTTAGGCTTACGACCCATGTCACCTTTTAGGTCACCTGCTTCAAACTGATTAACATCAGTAGGGGTTAATAACATACCAAGACTGTCAATGACAAAAAGAACCTTAGGACGCTCGTCTTGAGGCATTCCTCTATACTCTTTCATAAACTCATTGATAGTTTTTGCTACGTCATCAATCATAGCCATATTAAGCTTGAGGAGTTTTGATTCATCTGTATCTACACCTAATTTTACCAGCCAATCTTTATCAAGAGCATTTTCTGAATCAATTAATACTACAAAAATATCCTGTTCTTGAGCGTTTCGAATTAGATTACCTGAGCAGATGTAACTTTTACCAGCACCACTTTCACCGGCAAATACTGTTACCTTACCTAACGGTACACCTTTGAAAAAGTCTCCGCTGATAAGATAGTTTAAAGCATAGTTACCTGTTGATATCCAGTCTGTTGGATCATTAAAACCAATACCAAGTCCATCAATAGACTTGGTAAGGCTTTTTCTAAATTTACTAATATCAAAAGCCTTACCCATATTATTTCATGCCTTTTGAATGTTCTTTAGGCACAACTTCTATGTCAGTTCTGCCAATTGCTTTGAGCCATGTAGTTAGTCTTTGGATTATTGTAGTGTCATCTTTGGGATTATCAAAGTTAATACTACAATCCATGACTGTATCACCTGTGCTATCTTCGCGACTATTGTAATTAAGAGAAAAGTTCTCATTAACTTTTACAGTTTTGACCATAATAGTTTTCTATTATTGTTGATTACGTTTGCGAATCATAGCAATGATATCAGCAGCGCGACTTGAAGAATCGCTGCTCGAACTAGCGTCAGATTCTTGAACTTTTAATTGTGCTTTTGAAACATTTGTTTCAAATGGAGCATCATCATCTATTTGAATCTGTTTGACCGCAGATTGTGCCTTGGCAGCAGAAGAGTTATTACTGCTACTAGTAGTACTACCATTTATACCAACAGGTTTGAAGTATTGACCCCAACGATCCATGTCAAATGCATGGCCTGCTACACTGGCTTCAAACATTTCTTTGATG